GAAGAGGAGACTCGTTATTCTTTTGAGCGTTGCATAATTTGACATCGTTGCACAAGCCGTGGGCATCACGGAATTAAGCAACGCGTTAAACATCGACAAGTCGGTCGTCTCCCGCCTCGTCAAGAAAGGCATGCCCACGACCAGCGTGGACGCCGCCCAGGCGTGGCGCGAATCGAACGCACCGCCGCGCGCCAAGCGTGGGCAACGCGGCACACCACCCCCGGCGCCGAAACTCTCAAAGGTCGCCGAACCTCCGAGAGTGTCAGAGCCTCCCGAGCCTCTGCCAGTTCCTCCACCGCCGCCGGTTCACGACAGCGCACCCGAGCCGGACGACGAAGACAACACGCCGCGCCAATCCCTCCGCCGCGCCCGCCTTGCCGAGAAAGTCGGCTACAACGAACTCGTCATCTGCAAGCGCAACGGCGGCTCGGTCGAAGACATCCGCAAGGCAAACCAAATCTACATCGCCAGCCGGAACAACCGCATCAAGGCCGAGAAGGATTTCAAAGACTGGCAGCGCCAGGAAGCCATCACCCTTTTCTACGACGAAGCCCGCGACATCACGAGCCGCCCGCACATCACCGCCAAGCAGCTCCTCGAAGTCATGCCCAAGACCCTCGCCACCCGGCTGCACGGCCAACCGCAGAAAACTATCGAAGCCACCCTCGCCGAGTGGGCCGACAACCTCACGACCATCATCCGAAAATCCATATGACCATCGAACACCTCAAAACCTCCGACCTCATCCCCTACGCGCGCAACGCGAAAAAGCACGACGCCAGCCAAGTCGCCAAGCTCGCCGGGAGCATCCGCGAGTTCGGCTTTAACAACCCCGTCCTCATCGACAAGGACAACGGCATCATCGCCGGTCACGGTCGCGTGCTCGCCGCTCAATCCCTCGCCCTCGAGTCCGTCCCCTGCATCCGCCTCGGCCACCTCACCGACACGCAGCGCCGAGCCTACATCCTCGCCGACAACCGCCTCGCCGAGATCGGCGGCGGGTGGGACGAGGAAATGCTCAAGCTCGAGCTGGCGGACCTCGCCGCCCTCGATGTCGATGTCGCCGAGATTGGGTTCGGCGCTGAAGACCTCGCCGAGTTGGAGATGGAAGACGAACCTGAAAAATCAGATGCCGACGCTGAACCGCAGATCGATAAGGCCGAAGAACTCCGCGCCAAGTGGGGCGTCGAGCTGGGGCAACTTTGGGAACTTGGGGACCATCGGATTCTTTGCGGGGACTCCACGAAGAATGAGGATGTGGAGCGGGTGATGGGTGGAAAGAAGGCCGACATCGTTGTAACCGACCCACCCTACGGCGTCGAATATGTCGGAGGAACTACGAAGCGCAAAGCTCTAGCAGGTGACGAAAACCCAGATCTTTACGAGCCATCACTTCGGTTGGCGTTTCTCCACAGCACAGAAGCCGCCCCCGTGTATCTTTGGCACAGTGACAGCAAGTCGGCTGCTGTGTCGGCTGCTGTGTCGGCTGCTGGGTATGAGCGCAGGTGCACTATTATCTGGAATAAAAATCAAGCTCAATTCGGGGCGATTGGAGCCCAGTATAAAACAAAGCACGAACCGTGCTATTACCTTTTCAAAAAAGGCAAAACACCCAACTGGAGCGGCCCAACAAACGAAGTGACGGTCTGGGATGTGGACAGAAATCGCGTAAATGAAAATCACCCGACAGAAAAACCTATCGAGTGCATGGCCCGCCCGATCCGCAACCACGACAGCGAGTTTGTTTACGAACCCTTCAGCGGCAGCGGCACAACCATCATCGCCTGCGAGCAACTTGGCCGCAAATGCCGCGCCATCGAAATCTCGCCTGCCTATGTCGCCGTGGCGATCCAGCGCTGGGCCGATGCCACCGGCAAAGAACCCAAGCGCCTCGCATGACCCCCGCCGCCGAAGCCCTACGCGAACACCTGCGCTCGATCTACGCACCGATTGACCGGCGCACCGTCACCGAGTGGTGCGCTGACGAAGTGATTCTGAGCGAGAGGCAGACGCAGATGCCCGGCAACTTCAGCACCCGCCTCACGCCCTACCTCCGCGAGCCGCTCGAGTGCTTCGGCGATGTCGATGTCTCCGACCTCGTGCTGGTATTCGGAACGCAGACCGGCAAGACCACGATGGTGCAAGCAGGCACCGCCTGGCGCATCGTCAACAAGCCGCAGCCCGTCGTCTGGGTCATGCCCACCGAAGGCCTCGCCCGATCCTTTTCCGAGACGCGCTGGCTCCCGCTCTTCGACGACAGCGCCACGCTCGCAGCTCAGAAGCCAGCGGACAGGCACCGATTCAAAAACCTCGAGCAGCATTTTTCGCGGTGCTCGCTCGTCTTCGTCGGCAGCAACTCCCCGGCAAACCTCGCCAGCCGTCCTGCCGGACTCCTGCTGATGGACGAGGTGGACAAATTCGCCCGCGAGACCGACCAAGAAACCTCCGCGCTTTTCCTCGCAGAGAACCGCACCAAGTCATTCGTCGGCGCGCTTCGCGTCAAGACCAGCACGCCCACCACGCCGGATGGCGCGATATGGCAGGAATACCAGAAAGGCACGCAGGAGAAATTCATGCTCGCCTGCCCGCACTGCCACGAGCGCATCGAGCTTTTGTGGGAACAGGTCAAGTGGGACACCGACGCGAAAGTGGCCGGCAAGTGGAACATGGCCCGCGTCGAAGAATCAGCGCGCTACATTTGCCAGCGGTGCGGAGGCGAGTGGAATGACGGCCAGAAGATCGAAGCCCTCCAAGACGGCAAATGGCAGGCCACAAACCCCAGCGCCCAGCGCGGCTTTCGCAGCTTCCACCTCAACTCCCTTTACGCGCCGTGGCGCTCCTGCACATTCGGCGCGCTCGCCGTGAAATTCCTCCGCGACAAGGACACGCTCAACGGCCTGCAAGATTTCACCAACAGCACCATGGCCATGCCGTGGGAGCAGGTCGAGACCAGCATCGGCGACGCCAACATTCTCAGCCTCCGAGGCGACTACACGCGCGGCACCTGCCCGATCGATCCAGCGCACATCGTGACCTGCGCCGACATCGGCCAGGACAAACAGCACTGGACCACGGTCGCCTTCGACGCCAACGGCCAGAGCTATGTCCTCGACTACGGCACCACGCTCACCATCGAAGACCTCCTCGCCGACTCGCCCCGCCGCATCTACCGCACACCCAGCGGGCAGGAAGTCCGCCCCGAGTGTGGGCTGATGGATTCCGGCTTCGCCACCTTCCGCGTTTACACCGCTTGCCAAGTCAGCGCCGGATTCTGGCACGCCGCCAAAGGCTCCGGCGCAACCTTCGGCAGCCGCATCGGGCGCACCGTCATAGACGACTTCCCCGGCGTCGTGCTCTACACCTTCGTGGACCACGCCATCAAAACGGAACTCTTCATCGACCGCATCCGCAACGGCAAGCCCCCGCTCGCCATCCCGCGCGACACCGGCGAAGACTTCCTACGCGGCATGAGCGGCCAGCGCCTCGTTCCCCGCAAGACCGCCACCGGGCAAGAGTTCGTCTGGAAATCCGTCGCGCAAGATCACTACATGGACGCCGTGAAACTCTGCCATGTCGCCTGGCACATCTTGAAAAACTGACGCATGAAAAAATCCCAACTCTGGAAAATCTATGTGGCAAAAAATCCCGCTTTCGAGCGCGATGGAAATGTTACTTTGTCAACGCGCGGACTCCGCAAGCTCTTCGAGCAGACATGGGACTACGCCTTTCACGAAGGCGAAGAGGAGAACGAATACGCGCCGGTCACCGACTCAAAAGGCGTGGATGACCTCATGAAAATTTTCGGCATGTCTTGATCATTTCGGTGCGCTCACCGAAATGCTCCCCGAACTTTTCCCCGAACTTTTCTCCGAACCTTTTACCTGAACCTTTTACCTGAACCGCCCGCCGAGCTAGTGTTTATGCGGCTCCGCAAGCCTCCAAAATTATTTTCATTTTCTTGAAAATAATTGTTTACAAAAATCAAGTTTGTGAGAAACTCATCTCAGGTCGAAGGCGCAACGCCGGAGACGAAAACCAAAAACCAAAATTAAAATTATGACTAAAAATTACATTCTGCGCGGACAACTAAGCCCCGGTGATGCTCAGGCCGTTTTTCGTGATGAAAACGGAAACTCTGTCCAAAAGCTAAGCCAGGCCAAAAAATACAGCACACTTGAAGATGCACTAATCGAAGCTGAAAATTTGGATTTGCAGGCTGAGCAACTATGTCGAGCAGGGAAACCTACTGGCATTCTTTGGACGGTCGCTCCAGTTAATTCTAAAGCTGGTTATTATGAGGCTGAAGAAGAAAATTAAATAAAAATTTACAGCTAACTCCAAACCAAAAAACCCAAAAATCAAATTATGAAAACAATGACCAATCGCCACGACTACCACACATATCCAACATCCAAAGGCATCTTTGTCTCGATTCATCAAGAAAACACCTTGCGCGAAGACTTTGGCCCGTTTCACACGCAACGCGAAGCCAATGCTGCAGCCTACAAAGAATGGCGCAGACAACAACCAACGCCCTCAAAAAAATCAGCAAAATGAAAACCGAAATCAAATTCAAAACCATCGGCACACGAGCCGTCGTCTCAAAAGAAATCACCCCCGCGCAAGCTGCCGAAATCCTGCAAAAGAACCCGACCCTCACCCAAGTGGACACACCGGTCGGCTACTACCCAAGACCATGAGCAAAAAACCCACCACCCACGGCGGCGCGCGCAAAGGAGCCGGGCGAAAGTCAGGCTCTGGAAAAGGCCGAACCTATGTTCCAAAAACCGTGGCGATGTCGGAGAAATCCTGGGACAAGCTCGACCGCCAGCGCGGCGATCAGTCACGCGGGAAGTTTATCGAGAGCAAGCTCTGAGACAATTCTTATGACTTATACCTCAATCGGTATAATAAAAATATATCGCCGTTGCCGTATATCTCATCGGGCTTGATTAGATATCCCCCAGCAAAACCAAGTCACGCTTGAACAACTCGCCAGATTCTAAACTTTGACTCGCCCGCCTTCACGCAGGCAGGCGGATATACGACCGGAGCGGCCTCTCGCAGAAGCATACTTGCAACGGTGGGATGGGCGGCCATGTATGGCCCAAGACTCCCGAAAGCCCACGCTTGAAAAGGAAGCGCGCACCGTCCCTGCATTCCTCCCCCTCTGTGTCCTCTGTGTCCTTTGACTCGCTCGCTCCCGCGAGTCTCGCCCTTCGGGCCAACCTTCGGTTGCTCTACCTCCCGCCTGCCACGGCGCTCGGTTGTGGTTAAATCATTTTGACACGCCCGCCGAGGCGTGACCGACCTCGACAAAATCAGCGGCGTAAAATCCTACCTCCGCCGCACCAAGAACACCGCCGAACTCCAAACCCTCGCCGACGCGGCTTTTCTTTCCGCGTCCGAGGAAGTCGTCATCACATCGATCTCGGGCGACGGCACCGCATCGAGCGGACAGGTCTCCTTTCCAAAATGGCTCCTCCTCCAAGCCCTCGAAGAAATCCTCGCTGAGCCAAACGGCCGGCAATTCGCCCAGATCGTGGACCGCTCGGGTCATTTCACGATCACCTGATTTGACACACGGCGCTCGGCATGGCCGAGAAATCAAACGCCGAAATCAAAAAATCAAACCGAGGCGGCATTCGCCCCGGTTCCGGCCGCCCTCGCAAATCCTCCCCCAAAGCCGCTGCGTTTGAAGCCGCCGAGCCGTCGATCAATCGCGGCGTCGTTTATTTCAACACCACCGACCCGAAGCAGGAAGTGCCTGCCTACACGCGCCTCGAAATACTCAAGCTCGCCCGGTGGCTTTACAACAATGTCGGCCCCGCCACTTTCATCACCGAGCACCTCGCCCAGCGATCCGTTGGGACCGGCATCGTCGTGCAGCCCCAGACCAGCAACCGCGAGTGGAACAAGAAGGTGGACCGCCTTTTCGAGGATCGAAATTGCGCCGAGTCGTGGGCCTTCGATGCGTCCGCCCAAGTCAATTTTTACACCGCCCAAAGCCTCGTCATTCGCCAGGTCATGCTCGACGGCGATTTCTTCGCGCAATTTTTGAAGACCAAAGACGGCGCGGCCCGCGTGCGCTTTCTCGGGGGCGAAACCATCGGAGGCATCGGCACATCCACGCCTGCCGCGCATGATGGCGTTCTCCTCGATCAATTCGGCGCGCCCGTTTCCTACCGCGTTCTGACCAACCGCACCAAGGGGCTTTTCGTGGATGTCCCCGCTCGTGACATGCTCCACATGCGCCATGTCCGCCGCCACGGCCAACCTCGCGGCGTCTCATGGCTCCACTCCGCCATCAATAACCTCCGCGATATTTCCGAAATTCGTGGATATGTGAAAGGCGGCTACAAGACCGGCAGCCAGATCGCCTATGTGCTCACCAGCAACGAAGCCGTTCGCATCGGGCTCGGCGCTGGCCTCAAGCAAGATCACAACCTCAATCAAGACCTCACCACCGCCGACATCCCGAACGGCGTCCTCCTCCCCCGGCTCCGTCCCGGCGAGCGATTGGAATCGTTCAAGAACGAACTCCCCGGCTCGACCTACGAGCCCCTGATGCGCGACATCATGCAGCAGATCGCCTTCGGTGTCGGCCTTCCGCCCGAAGCGATGTTCATGAATCTCGGCCTCGCTGGCACCGAGCAAAGGGCCGTCCTCGAAGTCACTCAAAACTTTTTGGAGCGCCTCCAGCAAATGCTCATCGATCAGTTTTGCCGGCCATATTACAAGTATTGGCTCTGGCACGAAATCCAAGCGGGCCGCATTGAATACCCAGGCGATGATTGGTGGAGGCACGAATGGTTGCCGCCCAAAAAAATCACCGTCGATTCCGGCCGTGACGCCCGCGCTTACAGCGAGCAACTGGACAAGGGCCACCTCTCCCCGACTCGCCATTACAACCAACTTGGCCAGCGAGCCGAGGAAGAAGAGGACGACATCATCGCCACTGCCCTCCGCCGAAAAGAAAAATGCGAAGCCCTCGGCCTCACTTATGAGCAGGTCTTTCCAAATGCCATCCGCAACGGAGCCGCCGCGCAAATGCCAGCGGAACTCGAACAATCAACACCCATCGAACCATGAACAACCCAACTCAATCCTGGTATGCCCTCGCTAAAAAAACCGACATCAGCCAAACCGAAATCTCCATTTATGACGAGATCGGCGCTTTTGGCGTCAGCGCCAAATCCTTCCTCGCCGATCTCCAGCGTATCCCGGCAGATCACACTATCCTGCTTAAAATTCACTCCCCCGGCGGAGAGGTTTTCGACGGCAATGCCATCTTCAATTCGCTAAAACGCCGAGCCGCCGATGTCATTGTCCAGATCGAGGGCATTGCGGCAAGTATGGCCACCGTTATTAGTCTCGCCGGGCATCATGTGAAGATGGCCGCGAACGGATTTTATATGATTCACAACCCTTGGGGCATGGCCCTTGGAGACGCCGCCGAACTCCGCGACCAGGCTGAACTCCTCGACAAAATCCGATCCAACATGGTCGGAGCCTATGCCGCCAAGTCCGGCCAATCTCCTGAGCAAATCGAAGAGTGGATGGATGCCGAAACATGGTTCACCGCAGAACAGGCGCACGCCGCCGGATTCGTGGATGAAATCACAGACCGCCTTGACATCGCCGCTTCCGCAAATACGCCCCGCGTCCTTGCGAAATTCCGCAACACGCCTGCCGCACTTTTGACACCACCACCCACGCAAATGCAAAACGCCGAAACCCAAGAGCCAACCGCTCCCGAAGTCATCGAAGAGCCAGCGGCCACCGTCGTCAGCGAATCCGCGCCTGCCGAAGTCCAGCCCGAAGCGATCTCCGAGGAGGCCGCTCCCGTAGAGTCCACCGAGCAACCTGCCGAGCAACCTGCTGAAGTCCAGCCTCCCGCGCCTGCCGAGCCACAAGCCAAAGCGCACGCTGCCGATGCGATCCTTGCAAAATACAACGCCGCCCTCGCCGAGCGCGACGCGGCCCTCGCCGAAGCCACCGCTTACAAATCCCATCTCTCGACCGAGCGCGCCGCTCACGCCGAAACTGTGAAAGCCCTCGAAAATGAGCGCGAAGCCCTCGCCCGCTTGGAGCGCTCCCTCGGTCTCGCCGCCGCGCAAGTCGTGCCGGTTGTCGAGCCAGTCACCAGCGAAGACCAGCGCGCCCAAATCATCGAAAAACTCAACGCCACCGCCGATCCCCGCGAGCGCAACATTCTCGCCCGGCAACTGCGACAGATTTGACAACCCATCCACCAACGAAACCCAACCAACCTAACCACCACCACCCACTCAAATGGCAACTCTAACCACAGCCGAAATCCTCGTAGACCTCATGGACGCCTTCAAGAAGAGCGTCCCCGCCCTCAACACCTTCACCACCGACTTCTCGTCCGAGCGCGTGAAATACAACCAGCAGATCATCGCTCACATTGCGAGCCTGCCTTCCGCTGTCGATCACAACCAATCGAACGGATATTTCCAAAACATGGGCAACGCCCGTGACCTCCTCACGGATGTCCCCGTTGTCATCAACGAGTGGAAGGATGTGAACCTCAAGTTCCGCCATGCCGACCTCATCGCCGACCGTTCGACCAAATACACCGAGACCGTCAACAACGCCGCTTATGTCCTCGGCAAATCCATGGTTGATTCCGTCATGGCCAAGATCGTCGCCGCGAACATCTCGTATTCCGAAGTCTGCGCGAATGCCTCCGCGAACTACTCGAAGCTCCGCACCTTCGCCACGAAGCTGAACGCCAACGGCGCAGCTTTCGAGCGCTACCTCCTCACCAGCCCCGAGTTCATGTCCGGCCTTCTCGCCGACACGATCATCGCCTCCGGTGATTACTTCAACCAGCGCCAAAGCTCCTCGCCATTCGCCACCCTCACGAATGTCGCCGGCTTCCGCGAGATCAACGAATATGTTGATTTCCCTGGCAACAGCGAAAACCTCACCGCCTTCGGTTACGAGAAGCGCGCCGTCATCATCGCCAGCCGCCTCCCGCAAGACAGCGTGGCCCTCGCTCAAGAGCGTGGAGTTCCCGTGGATGCCAAGATCGAAGTGCAGACCGATGCCGACAGCGGCCTCTCCGTCCTCGCCATCGAGCGCCTCAACACCACCACCATGGACCTCGAACTGACCTTCTCGGTCATGTGGGGCAGCGTGGTGGGTCGCCAAGGCTCCAGCAATGCCGCCGGGTCGATCCTCGACAAGGCCGGTCTCCGCATCATCACCGCAGCGCCTCAAGCGTAATGATCCTCGTCTTCGGATTCCTCACCTCCGACACCAACGAAGTTCCCGAGATTCTCTATCTCGGGGACGACGGGGCAAAGGCTCAGGAAATCGCCGAGGCCGCGCCGCATCCACGCGTCGCCTTCACGGTCAATCCGACCCTCCGCCCGGTGCGCCACTGGACACCCGAAACCGCCGAGGCATACGAGGCTCTTCAAAAATCCAAAGCCTCCAAGAAGAAATAACCCCGCACCAGCGCCCGCACCGCGCTCCTCGCCCGCAAAAGCCCTCGCCGTCTCACTCCGGCGGGGGCTTTTCTTTTGACACGGCCCCAGTGGCGTGTCCCTGGCATCTCAACGCAACAGATTTTCTCTCCGAGCCGCGAGAGACCATAATTCATGGCACGGCAAGCCGGTCAAATTCCGCCAGCAGGAAATCCTAGTCGGTCTTCAAGCCATAGCCATCTCGCTCGATTTGGAAATGGGAGGATTCCGCCAAGGTGGGCAGTTCTCCATCAGGTTCCTCGCATCTGATCTGCAATCGCCCCCGCGCGTGAACGAGCCGGTCATTTTCAACGGCAAAACCTATTTTCTTTCTCAGGTCTCCGAAACAAACAGCCCCGGCGAATACCTCGCAACGATGTCCCCAGGAGGTTCGGCATGAACATCCCCGTTGAGAGCGCACTCGCCGCGTGGCTCCGCAGCCAGCCAGCCTTTGACGGCATCCCGGTCCACACCGGCCAGAGCGCCGACACGATCCCGCAGGACCAGCCCGTCCTCCTCGCCGGGTGCGAGAGCACCGAAGCCGTCGCCCGTGGTTTCTACAAAGCCACCGCGAGCATCGTGCTCGTCACGCCCTCCGTCATCGAAGGCTCGCTCGAAGCGCACGCCGCGCTCGCCGATTCCCTCCGCGCCTCCCTGCTTTCCGCTGCCGATCTCGCCGACGCCTTTGCGCCTGCCCTGACCCTCGCCGGCGCCGACCTCCGCTCGGTGGATGACAGCCAATCCGACGGCCGGTGGGTCACCACCGCCGCGCTGACCCTCGCGTTCACCACCTCCGGCATTTGACACGCGACCCCCTTCCGAAACCCGCAACCAAACCAACCCAACCACCACCATGGCCGCAACTCTCTATCGCTCCACCGCAGTCAGCTCCGCCGAATACGGCACACCTGATGTCACAGGGCTCATCGTCACCAGCTTCAGCGTCAACGAAACCGCATCGCTCTCCGAGGTCAAAGACGACCAAGGCGGGGTAGTCGCTGTGGCGGTCGCCGAGCCAATCCAAGAAATCTCCATCGAGGGCATGCGCACCGGCTCTTTCACCGCAAATGTCGGCAGTGCGCTGACCATCACCATGCCCGCCTCCGTCGATCTCGGCGCCACCACGATCGTCACTGGCCTGACCTCGAACTTCGCGGCGGAACAATTTGAGACCGTTTCGCTCACCGCGCGCTCCTACCAGACCACGATGACGGCTTCCTAAGCCCAGTCCGCACCCAGCGCCCGGAGCGGATTGATTCACCGCTCCGGGCCTCCCTACGACAAATGACGACAAAACCTCTCGCAGTCTTTTCAACCCGAGACCTCAAGCTCGCCACGATCCTCCTCACGCTCGGCTTCGAGCCGGAGAACCCCGCCGCTCCCGCGACACGCATCCGCCGCGATTCGGGCGACGAGACGACCGTCTTCCACTTCTTGGCCAACCATCCGACCAGCGGCCAGCAGGCCAACCAGGTGATGGAGTGGTTCCGCGATGCCGACATTTTCTTGGAGAAAAACCCCGAGCACCCCGTCGCCTACATCCTCGCCGCCCTCCGCAACCGCGACACGCTCGTCAGCGTCGTCAAAGCCACCCCGCGCCAACTCGTCTTCGAGCGCAACGGCAAGATCGTCTCGATCTCCGAGAACGCCACCGAAGCCGACAAAAAGCGATTCGCCAAATTTCTATGAAAAAAAACAACGACAAATCCACCGCCAACGAAACCCTCGAGACCGACGACGAAGCCCTCCGCGAAGCCGCCATGCGCGACGGCACCAAGCGCGTCGGCAAGTTCAAGCTCCGCCCATGCGTCCCCGGCACCATCTCCATCATCCGCTCGAACCTCCTCGAGAAGCGCGATGAATTTTGGTTCGTCGCCGCATTCGCCTTCGTCCACTCCGCGCCGCTCGAGGACATCCTCGCCGTGGACAGCGACCCCGAGGAATTCAACCGCGCCGTCCGCCGATGGCAGCTCGAGAACATCGCCGACCTCGACGATCAAAACGAACTCTCCAAGCTCGTCTCCGCCGCTTGGGATCGAGTGAACGCCGCCGAGACCAAGGCCAAGCACCCCTCCACCGGAGCCCCCACCTCGGGGGAGTAGCAAGCCCCAACTGGCTCGCCTCTTATGTCTACCGATTGGCCAGCATCACCGGTTGGGGCTTTCACGCCTGCATGTGGGAAGTCCCCTTTGC